GAAAAACTATCCTGTATTCATTGCGAGGCATCGTTTACTATATCTCATGATATGGATGAAAACTATTATGAGATTACGATGTGTCCTTTCTGTGGTGGTGAATTAGAGGAAAGAGAATTAGAAGAAGACGAGGAAGAGGAATAAAGAAATGGGTACATCATTCGGTATAGAATTGTATAACGATAAAGAAGACAAAGTTCAAAAAAAGATTGACTTAAAAGACTACTTAGAATTTGTTGAAACAGTTACAAGTCCTGAGAGTATGAATATATCATCTACAAAAGGAAGACTAGAAAGTTTAGAATACGGTAAAACACCTGTAAATACTGCAAGTTTATTGACAGGTGGTATGGGACTATCTAGCGAAACAGGAGAGTTCAATGAAATCATTAAAAAATGTTTATTTCAAGGTAAACCATTTGACAATGACACTAGGTATCACCTTATGCGAGAACTTGGTGATATTATGTGGTATTGGGTTACTGCATGTCGGGCACTAAATTATGATCCTAACGAAGTTATAGAAGAAAACATAAAGAAACTACAAGCAAGATATCCAGACAAAAAATTTGATGTTGAAAAATCAGAGAACAGACAAGAAGGAGATTTATGACAAGAAAACTAAATGTGAAAATATCTGATGGACTAGAGTTCAATGAAGAGAAAGAAGGATTATCTTTCAAGAAGATTATCAAAGCGATACAAGGTAGTGTAC